ATTTAAGAACAGCAGGTACAGATGCTATTACTATTAATTCATCACAAAATGTTGGTATAGGAACTACTTCGCCAAGTCAGCCTTTAGAAGTTGCAGGTAACATACAAGCTACAGGCACAAGGTCTATATCAGCTCTTTATGATTCTAACCATTACATGAGACTTGAAGCTAATTCTTCAGGTGGTATTTTAAAAGGTACAGATGGTGGAGTAATAACAACTCTAATTAGAACTTATGGCGGTTCATACTTTAATGGTGGCAATGTTGGTATCGGAACTACATCTCCTTCAGAACCATTACACATATCAAATAGTGACCCTAAAATTAGATTACAAGATTCAGATGGTACTAATCAATTTTCAACAATATTTCAAAATGGTGGTGCGTTAAATTTATTATCAAGAAATAATGTTAACAATGGTTTTATAACATTTAAAGCTAGTGATGGCACAACCACAACTGAGTTCGCTAGATTCAATATGTCAGGCAACTTTGGGATTGGAACAACCAGTCCAGCAACTAAGTTAGAAGTTGCAGGAGATATAACCCTACCTTCTGATGGTCAAATAAAATTTAGAGGAACAAATCATTATCCAAGAATCTTTGCATCAAGTAACGACCTTTTAATAAATTTAGATGATGGTTCTGGTACTAACTTTACAGCATTTAAAATAGATAATGCTACAGGTAATGTTAGTATCGGCACTACTTCGTCATCGGGTAAGCTAATGGTAAGAGAAGATACTGGTGGAAGTCCAACAAGAATAATTGTTAGTAATGGTGGAAGTGTACAATCAGGAACTTCATCAAGACTATCTTTTTATGAAGGAACAACTGAAAAAACTTATATAGAAAGAAGAAGAGATGGTTCTGGGAAAACTGCTTTTGTAACACCAGCAGACGATAATCCGTTTGTTTGGGAAAATGCAAGTGGCGAGTTTATGAGATTCACTAGTTCTAATGTAGGTATAGGAACTACTTCGCCTAGTGAGAAGTTACACGTTGACGGCAACATAAAAACAACAGGTATTATCTATTCAGGGGGTTCTTTAAGGGGTAGTAGTGGTAGTGCAACTAAATTGATATTAGACGCTACATCAACCACAACTGAATTACACGCAGCTGGCACTACAGGAATAATATTCAAAAATAATGGTAATGCTGAACGCATGAGACTAACTGATACAGGTCTAGGCATAGGAACTACTTCGCCTACTCAAGCACTTCATGTTGTAGGTAATGGTTTATTTACAGGTGGTTTAACTGTTGGTGATAGTGCTGCTGATACTTTTATAACAAGAGGACATACACACTTAGCAACTAGTGGAAATAACGTAGGTATAGGCACAACTTCGCCAGATGCACCATTAGACATTAATGGTAATAGATTAAGAATAAGAACAGCAAGAACAATAACCAATGCAGATGACAATGGTGAAGTTGGTGAAATTTCATGGGATGCAAATTATCTTTATGTTTGTGTCAACACCGACACATGGAAACGAGTTGCATTAAGCACATGGTAAAAATAACAGAAAATAATGTATAATTTTATGAATAACAAAAGGAAATAACTATGCCATCATATACAACTAATTTAAACCTAGCTAAACCAACAGTCGGTGGTGATACTAACCAGTGGGGTGGCTATCTTAATACAAATACAGATACCCTGGATGGTATTTTTAATGGTGCTGGTACAGGAACATCTGTAGGCCTACAAGTTGGCTCTGGCAAAACTTTAAAAGTTGGTGGTACATTAACAGCCACAGGCGTAGTGCAATTAACAGGATCTCAAAACGAACTTAGATTTTTTGAAGCTATTGGTGGTGCTGACAACTATGTAGCACTTAAAGCACCAAACGAAATGAGTGGGAATAATAATTACTCATTAGTTTTACCTGCTGCTCAAGGTACAGCAGGACAATTCTTAAAACTATCAAGTTTATCTGGTTCAGAAGGTTTGTTACAATTCGCTGATGCAGGCGGTCAAGCCGATAATTATTTTGCTAGTTCTGGTTTATTAAACAAAGACTTGGGAGTTGGGCTTCATCTTAAGATAGCTGATACAGGAGCTAGTGTAAGTTCTAATGCTGATGAATTAGTTATAGAAAATACAAGTGATGCAGGTTTATCAATCCTAACAGCTAATGATGCTGGTGGCTATGTTAAGTTTGGTGATCCTCAAGATGATAATGCTGGTGAAATTGCTTACACCCATGATGACAATAATCTTACTTTTAGTAGTGGTGGTGTAATTAATTTTAAAACTAATAACACCAATAGAATGAGTATTGCTAGCGATGGAGATTTAAATTTTGCATCAGGTCAATTACAATTACTTGCTGATAACTCTGCTGCAACAACAACAGCAAAATGGGATAGGGGTGCTGGACAAGGCGGAAATACTTCTATAGCTTTACAATTTTGTCATGGTGGAAGTGTAAAAGGAAGTATTGGTTATAATGATGGAAGCACCTCATATAATACTTCTTCAGATTACAGACTTAAAGAAAATGAAGTAGCTATATCTGATGGCATAACAAGACTTAAAACTTTAAAACCTTACAGATTTAATTTTAAAACCAACCCAGATAAAACAGTAGATGGTTTTTTTGCACATGAAGTTACAGCAGTACCAGAAGCAATTACTGGTGAAAAAGATGGTGAAGAAATGCAAGGCATTGACCAATCTAAACTTGTGCCTTTAATTACCGCAGCACTACAAGAAGCAATAACAAAAATCGAGTCACTAGAAAGTGAAATAGACCAACTAAAAGGAGTAAACTAAAATGGCTATAGAATATAATTGGGATTGTCAGACAGTTGACTATTATCCCGAACACGATGACCACTCACAAGTGGTATTTAATGTGCATTGGAGAATCAATGCTGTCAGCGATGAAAAAGACAGTGAAGATAATTTTTATGCAGCAAGCGTATATGGTACACAATCTTTAAATGTAGATGATATTGAAAACTTTATCCCTTACGCAGACTTAACCAATGAAATTGTTACTGGTTGGGTTGAAGGTGTAATGGGTGAAGAAGAAGTTCAGAACTTAAAAGATAGTTTAGCAAAACAAATTGCTGATTTAATAGATCCAAAAGTCGTAACAGGCCATATCGGAAGTTAAGTGAATGGCATTAATCCCCGTTACACCACCAGCAGGTATCGTTAAGAACGGTACTGAGTATGCAACTAAAGGTCGTTGGGTAGATGGGGATTTAGTTCGTTTTGAAAACGGCTATCTCACTCCAATCAAGGGGTGGAATAAACTTAGACCAAATCCAGTAGGTAGAATATTTAGTGGTACAGTTAGTACCACTGCTAGTAGTTTTATTATTACTATTACTACCACTACCGCACATGGAGCAATAGTAGGTGAAAAAATTAATTTACATGGTTTTGCTGCAACAGGCGGTATGCCAGCTAGTCAAATAAATCAAACCTATACGATTGCTTCAGTACCAAGTACTACAACTTTTACTATCAATACATTTCAAACAAATGTGCCAAGCATTGCTGCTACTTCAACACACACATCAAGTGCTTCAGAGGTTGTCTTAACAGCTACACCAACAGGCATGTATGCTTACTACGATAACGATGGTAAAGAAGTTTTAGCTGTTGGCACAAGAAACGGTGTTTTAATTTACTATGAAGAAGTTTGGTATGACATTACCCCAACAGGTTTTGTTGGTGATGATACTTTATCACCACTTGGTTTTGGTGCTCACCATTTTGGCGTAGAAGATTTTGGTGATGCTCGTTCACAGTCAGGTTTATCTTTTGATACCACAACTTTTTCTTTTGATAACTTTGGTGAAATATTATTATTCTGTTCGCCCTCTGATGGCAAAATATATGAGTGGAATCCTAATGCCCCAGCAACGATAGCAAGTGTCGTTACAGGAGCACCAACAAACTGTGAAGGTGTGTTAGTTACAAATGAAAGGCATGTTGTGGCCCTAGGAGCAGGTGGCGATCCTAGAAAGATTGCTTGGTCATCAAGAGAAACACTAAACACTTGGACAGCTTCAGCCACTAACACAGCAGGTGATTTACAAGTACCAACAGGAGGCAGAATTATTGCTGGTATTAAATATCAAACAGATATTATCATTTATACCGATACTGGTATTGCCAGAATGTACTATACAGGTTCTCCTTTTATTTATGGTATTCAAGATGCAGGTACAAACTGTAAGGCAATTAGCCCTAGAACAATTATTTCTGCTGGTTCTTTTTTAGCCTGGATGGGTGAAAACTCATTTTTTATATACAACGGTGCAATAAAAGAAATTAAATCAGATGTGCATGATTTTATATATGACAATATAAATTACACTTATAGACCTACTTCCTGTGGTGGACACAATTCTAATTACAATGAAATGTGGTTTTTCTTTCCAACAGGCGTGAGTCTTGTGCCAAATAAATATGTTATTTGGAATTACATTGATAATGTTTGGTCTATTGGTTCTATGGATAGATCCTGTTGGATAGATCAGGGTGTATTTAATTTACCGATTGCTTGCGATAGTCTTGGTAATGTTTTTGAACATGAAAGCGATGTTGCTTTAAACAACTCTGAGAATGTTGGTATTCAAGTACCCTTTTGTGAAACAGCACCAATGGAAATTGCTCAAGGCAGTAATTTAGTACAATGCAATCAAATTCTTCCAGATGAAGATGCTAATACTTTACCAGGTGTTACTATTAGTTTTAGGGGCAGGTTTAACCCATTAGGTGCAGAAACAAACTTTGGTAATTTTAATTTTGATGCAGATGGATATACTGATGCTAGGTTCACAGCTAGACAAGTACAAATGAAAGTTACAGGTGATGGTTCACAACCATTCCAAGTTGGTAATATACGATTAGATGTCAAAAAGAGAGGTAAAAGATAATGGCTAGAAGGTCTTTACAAAAACCATCTGGAAATTTTGATATTGATTACCAAAATTATTTAGTCTCTGAAATAGAATACCGAGATGGTTTATCTTTTAAGAAAGGTGAGCGAATAGAAGTGGGTGGAGGCGATTTAACAGAATTAGTATTAGTAAGTCCAAATGGAACAAAATATAAAATTAGTGTCGCAAATGACGGAACTCTCTCAGCTACAGCAACAATCTAAAATATTAGAGCCGTGGGAGATAGAGTGGCAAAGGTGTAAACCTTGGATTGAAAAAGCGGTTAAACACCAAGATATGTATAGTATCGAGGATGTAGAAGAACAAATTAGTAAGGGCATTTTTGCTTTATGGCCTGGGAAAAATAGTGCTATAATAACGGAGATAGTTGTCTTTCCCCAGATTAAGACACTTAACATACTGTTCTGCGGGGGAGATTATTCAGAACTACAATCAATAGTTGACACTTCTATTGAACAGTTTGCCAAACAATTAGGAATTAAACGCCTCTACGGTGGAGGCAGGAAAGGATGGCTTAGAAAGCTAAAAGGCAAAGGCTGGAAAAGCGAATATTTAATAAGTAAAGAATTATGAGCAAAGGAAAATCAACAACAACCACAACCACTGATCCAGCAATCGCAGCAATGCAAACAGACCTATATAATAGAGCTAAAGGCATTGCAGCTTTACCTTTTACACCCTACACAGGGCCAAGGGTTGCAGGATTCAATCCAGATCAATTAGCTGGCTTTGATGCAACTAGAAATATGTTTGGCCAATCAATGGCTTTAGACCCAAGAGGTCAATTAGCTGGTATGGGCCAAGCACCATTAGACATAAACTCTTTTTACAATCCATACCAAGAACAAGTTATAGATAATGCTATGGCTGACTTAAATAGAGGGAGACAATTACAAATACAATCAGACCAAGATGCAGCCATCGGCAGAGGTGCTTTTGGTGGATCTCGTTCAGCAGTCTTAGAAGCAGAAACAAACAGAAACTTTGCAGACAGAGCAGGTAATATTGCAGCCAATTTAAGACAACAAGGTTTTGATAGTTCTGTTGCTAATGCTATGGCAGACAGAAACTTTCGTTCTGGTATTAACCAAGGTTTGCTTAGTGACCAGTTTAGAAACTTAGGTTTACTATCTGGTATTGGTGCACAACAACAGGGCTTACAACAAGGAGCTATGGATGCAGGTTACAATGAGTTCTTGAGAGGTATTAATTATCCAGCACAACAGCTTGGTTTGCTTGCTCAAGGTGTTAGTGCATTGCCTAATCAACAATCTAAAACACAAAGTTACAGACCTGGTTTTGGTGACTTCTTAGGTGGTGCTGCTGGATTAGTAGGCTCTATGTATGCTGGTGGATTTAACCCATTTGGACTTTTTAAAACTTAGAAAACAATGACTGAATTAGAAAAATTTAATTTAATGTTACAGGGTGGTTATAACCCTATGGGCGGTGGTATTAACACCAACCAAATGAATGACTTTATAGCTGCTGGTTTTAGAAAACCTTTTGATAACAAACCAGTAATGCAAAATCTTTTTAATACACAACAATTTAGTCAAAATGTTGAAGATAAAAAACAAGCAGACCAAAGACTTAAAAACCAACAACTTGGTAATTTTCTTTTGGCTTTTAGTGATACTTTAAGAGGTGTTAATCCAGCTCAAGGTGTTTTACAAAGACAAGAAATATTTCAACAACAAGCAGATGAAAGAAAAGCTGAAGAAGAAAGAAATAGAATATTAGCTAGTATGTCAGATGACGTAAGAAAAATATTTGAAACTTATGGGCCTGTTGCAGCATTTCAATATAAACAAGCTCAAGACAACGCTGAGATCACTGCTTTACAAAAACAAAGAGAAGCACAGGCATTTAGAGATGCAGGGCTTGATGAAAGAAGTATATCTTTATTTACAGACACAGATTTAAGTGTTGATGAAATTTTAAAACTTACTGGCCCATCAGAAAATGAACAAAAAATTGCAGATTTAATAGCGAGCGGTTTGACAGAAAATCAAGCAAAACTCAAAGTTGCTGGAGTCAGCGATAAATACGTTTTTGAAATTAATAAAAATGGACAAATTAAAAAATCAATAGACGATTTAGATAAAGAAATTAATGAACAATATATTTCTTCAGAAGGACTACAAAAAATAGATCAAGGTTTTGGTCTTAAAGACACAATAGACAATATCGCTAACCAAGCTCTTGGCCCTATAGTTGGAACACCAGCAAAAGATACCAATAAAGCAATCGCTGCAAAAAAAGTTTTAAATGAAAATTTAAGAGAAAGATTTGTTAATCAATATTCAGGCAGACCAAGCGTTTATTTAAACCAAAGAATTGATGCTTTATTACCACAAGATGTTTATATGCCTGAGTTCGATGCACTACAAAGATATACAGAAATTAGTAGAGTTTTAGTTCAAGCAAAACAAGAGCTTAAAGAAAATATTGAGAGTGGTTTATATGAGGGTTTAGATTTACTAAATTTACAAAATGAATATAAAAGCACATCAATACTTTTAAAAGACTTAGCAGTAGCTACAGGAAACTTAAAAGGTGATGAAAAAGTATCATTAGAACAAGTTAATGAAAATTTTTCCTCTACAGGTAAATATGCTAAAGGACAATATGATCCTGTATTTTTAAACAATACAAACAAAGAAGAATAAACATGGCTACTTTTCAAGAGCTTAAAAATAAAGAAGAAGCACAAGAGATATTTAATCAAGTAAAACTTGATGGTTCTCGTTTACTTAGAGAAGGCAAAATAGATAAAAAAACTTATTATGCCAAAACAAGAAAAGCTGGCATTGAACTTGGTTTAATAGATCCTAATGAATATCCAGGTAGATTGCCTGCTTGGGTAGAATCAGCATTTGAAATAGGTGGTGGTATTGCAGGAACAATCGGTGGTGCGTTTGCAGGAAGCCTTCCTGGTGCGGTAGCTGGTGCAACAGGTGGTACTGCTGCGGGTTCATTAGCTTATGATTATTTAGGTGATTTACTTGCACCTGATATGCCATCTCCAAGCACAAAAGAAAGATTTATTGATGCAGGTATTACAGGAGCAACATCTGGAGCTTTAACAGCAGTAGCTCCAGTAGTGGCAAGACCAATAGAAGCAGCAGTAAGAGGCATAGCATCTGGTGTTAAAAGTGGTAGCAAGTTTGCTTCAGATAAAATTAAAGGTGTTACTCCTAGTGCAGATAAATCAGTTGGTGTAGTCGAAAGAGGTTTAGGTATAACAGATGATGCTGTAGCTAAAGCAAATCTGCTAGGCAAAGAAGGTGTTGAACTTTCTGTCGGGCAAGCAAGCTCATCACCTTTAATACAAGGTGCATATAATCTTACAAGTCGTATGCCTATTGTTGGTAAACCAGGATTGGATCAAATGAGAAAATCATTTGGACAAATTGATGAAGCCCTGAAAAAAAGAACAAAAATAGACAAGCCTCTAACAGAATCAGAAAGATCAGACCTAATTAACAAGTTTGGTAAACAAAAATTTGATGAATGGCGAAAATCGTATCAAGCACTTTATCAACAAGCTGATGATTTGAATATAGCTAAAGGTGATTTCTTTGATGCTTCAATAATATCTAGTATTGCAAACAACACAATTAAACAAAAAAGCAAACTCGCAGTTATGCCAAAAGATGTAACAACAACACTTAAAAAAATCAAAAAATTAAAAGACGAACAGTTAGCTTTTAAAGATGTTGATGCTTTAGATACAAGACTTACTGATTTAGCTAAAAAATACGATCCAGCTAGAAGTCAAATTCCTAATAATACTGCATATCAAGCTGTTATAAGGTTACAAAAACAACTTAGTAAACAATTAAAAAATCCAAACGATGAAGCTGGTAGATTGTATCAGCAAGCAGACAAGCAATTTGCAAGTTTTATGAAGTTTGTTGATGAAACAAGTCTTGGTAGAGAGTTTCAAAAAACTGTCGGTAGAGGTGCATTAAGACCTGGCATTGGCAAACCACCAATTAAAAAAGCAGAAGATTTATATAAAAATGCTTTTGGTGAAAATAAGAGCCCTCAAGCCATTAAAGAATTAAGAGAGCTTATTGGTGATGAACAGGTTGATGTTTTAGCAGCAAACTACTTAGATGATATTTTTACCAAATACATAAGATCAGACAAAAGAAACTTTACTAAATTATATGATGAGCTTGGTTTTTCAAATAAATCTTCTTTGAACTATGAAGCAACAAAAGAACTTCTTAAAACATATAAAAATACTAGCGTTAAAGATTTAGAAAATTTCTTAGGAGCAATCAAACAATTCCCAGAAATTTTGCCAGATGTAAACACATTTATTATGAGATCAGGAGCTTTGCGAGCAGCTTCTAATCTTGGGCCTAGTGCAGTTGTTGGGGCTGCTGGTGCTGGTTCAGGTGTTGCTGGTGTTGGTTTGCTTTATGTTGTTAATAGATTTTTAGCACAACCATTTAATAAAGAATTAGTTAAAAAAGCGGTTGGTAATAATAAGTCTGCTATGGCAAGACTTATGGAAAGATTTAGAAACTTCTTACCACAATCATTGCCTGGTGGAGCTTCTCAAGAGCTTGCCCCACAAATAGGTGCACAATTCTTACAGCCAGTAGTTGTGCCAGAAACCCAACAATTATTGTTAGACTCAATGAAATAATGTCCTTATATAAAGTCGGTAGGGCAGGAGAACATTTAGCTGCCTACTTCCTCCTTCAATATTTTGACGAAATCTTTGAACCCAACCCACTAGCTAGATACGATTTTTTGGCTATGAAAGATGATATTCCATACAAGATTCAAGTCAAAACATCTGAGTCAACCTTTCACCACAGAAAAAAAGAATTGGTTAGGTGGGATATAAAGAAAAGAGTCAACAGAATTAAAAAAGACTATGATGAAAACGAAGTAGATATATTTGCTTTTTGTTATCTGCCCTACGACCAAATAGAATTTCAACCTAACAGAAACATGAAAGCCACTTGGCAGAAAGAATTAGACTACATCAAAGAAGTAAACCCTAGAAAATCCCTAGAAAGATCAATCACTATTATAAATGCGTTGAAAGAAAACGACATTTAGTTTATTGAACTACCTGGTAACAACCAAAGAAAATGAGGTCTTTTTTTTGGCTGATTTCTGGGCTTGAAGGTGCTAAATCATAGTGCTTTTAAGGAATGGGTCACAGGTTCGAATCCTGTAGGGCTCACCATAATTTCCCAGTTTTCTCTTGAAAACTTGACCTGATTTTCAATATTTTGTTATCATAAATATACGCTATGTTTCTATTTTGTTCACGGTAAAACTAGAGCAAAATACAACCACAGCACAACCAGAGAGAGAAAATGAAATTTAAAAGAGATAACAAAGACTCAAACATACTTATATATCCATCATGTTATACCTTTGCCTACATCATTAATGGCAAAAGAAAACAAAACAAATTAGCTGACATCAATACACCTATTGAAGCTGTCAGAATTAAAGCAGCCAAACATCATGCCTTAGTATTAGAAGGTATAGATCCTTTTGGTAAATCAAATAATAAAATTATGACAGTACAAACTTTTGCTGACTCATGGTTTAGATATTTAGAAAAAACTAAGGGCCTGAAAAGTAGAAAGTCTTTTGAAAATATATATGACAACTATTTAAAAAAAATCTTCGGCACAAGAGATATAAAAACCATTACACATCAAGAAGTTAAAGATTGGTTTTATGATATTGATAAACAAAGCATGGCCAATAAATCTTTGATGGTGTTCAAAAAGGTGTTCAATGAAGCAAAGGCTTCTGAGTACACAGAGAAATATCCTTTCAACCTGGTTAAGAAATATACTGAAACAATTAGAGAAAATTATCTAACTTTAGATCAACTTGTCGAAGTTATAAAAGAATTAAATAGCCGATATGAAATATACCGCAAGAGATCATCAGTAGATTTTATTTGGGCCTGTATCTTAACAGGAGCAAGATCCGCTTCTGAAATAGGCAATGCTAAATGGAGCGATTTCAGAGGAGATAGGATAGTTTTAAACGAACATAAGACTGCAAACAAAACAGGTGATAAGCGTGTGATTTATCTTAATGCTCAAGCACAAAAGATAATAGAGCGACAGCCTAGAACTAATGGTAAAAGAAGTGAATATATTTTTAGCATTAAAACACCTTATCGTATGTGGAAAAACATTAGAGCAAAGTTTGGTTTAGATCACATTACACTACACGATCTAAGACATAGTTTTGCCAGTCATTGTATTTCGTATCAGAAGATGACACTAAAAGAAGTAGGAGATTTGTTAGGACACAAATCAACCCAAACAACAAATAGGTATGCTCACTTATTAGAAGAAACCACTATTGATAATATCAATAAAATAGGTGAGTTCCACTCTAAGTTTTTTTAGCTTTAAACTTTTCTATTAAAAAGTGTTTGTTTGCTCTAAAGTAATCAAGCACTGTTTTGTATGGTTCTTCGTTGTAATACTTAACTTTATTTCTGTTACAGTCATAAAATTTAGCTGTAACGAAAGCTCTAAATAATCCTTTCATCTTTATATCTCTCTTTTAAATCAGCTTCATTTTCTTTTAGCCATTCATCATAATCTAAAATTATTTCACCTATGTTTTGCTGGTAGTAAAAAAGATATTGTTTATCTAAAAAGATACCCCAATCTATTTTTTCACAATCAATATTTTTAGCAGTTAAAGGTTTTCCATTAGGATCTACATTGTAAGTGTGCTGCAACTCAAGCTCAATGTAATGTATAGCTTTTTGCAGGTCTTTAATGTGATCTTTTCTTTTACCCTTTTTACCTGACCTGGTGATATATTTTATACTGTTCCCAAGACACCAACTTATGTTGTTCTTGATTATATATTCTATTGGTTGTGCTCTACCCTTATAGTGATTGCCACCAACCTGTCGTTCTGTTGCAAGTTCTTTATTAACACTATCCCACTGTTCAGGTGTGACCTTATCAATACTCATGTTGCTTTCTCCTATTAAAATTCATTATGAGTTTTTTCCTCTTACTACTTGATATTACTTCTTTTTTTTCATAAAGTGAACAAATAGAGAACATTTAAGTATTACTAATACATATAAGGAAGAAAAATGAAAGAACGAAATTTCATAGATCAAGGACAATTAGCAGAGCGTTGGAAACGTAGTGAAAGAACTTTAGAAAACTGGCGAAGCCGTGGCAAAGGAATAGCTTACTACAAGATTGGTGGCAAAGTGTTGTACGATTTTGATGAAGTTATAGCTTACGAGAACGAGCAATTACAACAACCTATTAATGAGGAGTAGTTATCTCGCACTCAATAGTGTCGCCTTCAGGGTTTGATAAACTTTGGAGCAAGTGTCCAGCTAGTGCAACACTGAGCAGCAAAGCTCCGTATGTTGCCAGCGAAGCGACTGTGAGTGGTAGTGCTTGTCACTGGATGGCTGAGAAAGTTTTAAAAAAACAATTAATAGATTTAGACCCGACAACACATTTTGTCGGGCAGAAGTATAAAGATGGAGATGTTGAAGTAACAATAGATGATAAGTTGGTAAAAAAAGCACTAGCTTACTCAGACTATGTTTTGAAAAAACAAGAAGAAATGGGGGCTGAAATGTTGATTGAAGAAAAACTTTATGTGCATGAAGTAAACGACCATTTGTTTGGCACAGCAGATATTATTCTTATTGGCAAAGACAAGATTAGTTTAATTGATTTGAAGTCGGGTAAGTGGCCAGTAGAGGTCATTGATAACGGACAGCTAAAGATATACACGCTAGGGGCAGTAGCGAGATGGGGTGGTGACTACCAATATGAAAATGTAATTTTTCAAAACGGTAGAGCTAAAGAGACAATTCTGGATCTACATGAACTTGTAGATTGGGGTTTAGGGTTTTTGAAAGACTGTGTAGATGCAGCGTTAGAAAAAAATCCGAAAGAAGTAGTGGGGCAACAATGTTTGCTCTGCAAGGGAAAGACTTATTGTAAGTCTTATAATGATTTTACAGAAAATGGAGGAAAGATTTTATGGAAACCAACCCGATAATTACGATGGATGGTCGTGACATATTTGAGCATGATCTGACACATGAGAGCCGACCAGTTGTTCAAGACTTGGTAGGAGTATTGCAAGAAAAGCAAAGCCTTATGGCCGAAGCACAAGAAGCAGCTAAAAAAGTAGCTCACTTTAATTCGTTACTTAAAAACGAACAATTATTAGTTGAGAAACTTAAACCAATGCTTCCCGAACTTCCTGAAACTGATGATAAAGAAGTCGTCACTGATAAAATCGGGAAGGAGGACAAGTAATGGCTTTTTCACTTGCTGATATAAAAACCAAAGCTACTTTAAAACCGCCAAGAATTTTGATTCACGGTAAACCTGGGGTTGGTAAAACGACCATTGCTTCAGAGTTTCCTGAACCAATATTTCTTATGACTGAGGACGGTTTAGGTGTTATTGATGTAGCACATACTGATTTATTAAAAAATTATGATGATATAATTGAAATACTAAAATCATTACTTGCAGAAGATCATAAATATAAAACTTTGGTTATTGATTCATTAGATCATTTAGAACCAATTATTTTTGATAAGACTTGTAAGGTTGAGGGTTTCAAAGACATTAATGAACCTGGTTATGGTAAAGGTTTTAGTTTAAGCCTGAAATACACTAGGGAAATAATTGACTTGTTAAATCAATTACGAGAACAAAAAGGCATGATTATCTGTATGTTAGCTCATTCAGTAATCAAGCGTTTTGAAGATCCTACCTCAGAAGCCTACGATAGATATGAGATTAAATTAAATGCCAAGCATGGTTTTTTATATTTAGAAGTCTCAGACATCGTTGGTTTTGCTGATTTTAAAACTGGAACAGTTGTGGAAAAAAGCAGAGGTGGCGAGAGGACTCGAGCAGTTTCTACTGGTCAAAGGGTACTCCACGTTGAAGAACGCCCAGCGTTTTTAGCGAAAAATAGATATAGCTTACCTGCTGAGTTACCTCTTAAATGGGATGCTATAAAAAAAGCCATTAAAAACAACTGATGTTTTTTCGTATGAAAATTTATTGGATTTTTAATGGTTAAATATTGTTAGATAAATAATGGGTAAACCGAAACCAATCGACATTCCTAAGACTCTTATGAGAGTGCGTAGAACTTTGCAAAAAGTTTTAGACGACCCTAGAGCAACTTACGAATTAGATACGATTTATCCAGTCGGTGTAACAGAGAGCATTGAGGAGACTATTGAGGGATTGGATAACACTATCGAATACATCAATGATCCTCGCTCCTACACTGGTTAATAAATAGGAGAAAAGTAAATGGCAGATTTGTCAAAACATTTCGAGGGTGGGATAAAAGAACCTACTGACGACAGACCTCAACTGGAAGAGGGTAGATATAATTTAATATACTCACATACAGAACATAAACCATATCAGAATGGTGGTTCTGGTCTTAAATTACACTTTAAAGTGGAAGATACCAACATAACAGTTGGAGCATTATTTACAGTAGAGGGTAGCGAGAAAGCAAAGCAAGTTGCTGAAAAGAGTTTGTACCTGTTAGCAAAAGCAGCAGGTATAGATAACTTTTCCGATACAGACCTCCTTGCAGGTAGAACTGTAAGCTGTGATCTTAAAAGAAACGATAATGGTTATTTAGAAATAAATGACAATTATGGTTCAAACTGGGAGGAAGCTATTCTGCCTGGTGTTGGAAAAGAAAAGCCTAAAGTTACAGAAACAAAAACTGAAACTGAGGGCGATAATGCTGAGTGGTAGAAAACAACTACCCCAGCTTGTGTCAATGTGGTCGCCCAGCATTGCCATTTTTAGTCATAAAAGGCGAAGGGCGATTTGTGTATGGAGCGTGTTCAATGGAACATCAAGAAAAAATCAATAGTGGAGAGCTTGTGAGAAATATCGCAAGAGTTTCTGATGCTGGTGTGGAATACGCTCTAACAAATTTGAAAGATACTTTTTACGAAATAACAAAGAAAGAGAAAACAGGACAAATGAATCAATGGTCGAGAGAGAGCAAACTTGCATTTGTAAATGATGCAATCAGACATTTTCTAAACCATCAAAATCATGTGGCGGAGACAGGAGAGTTAAAACCTAAAGAGAATGAAATTAAACCAATACTTTGATGGCGGCATAAAATTAGACAACTCAATTAAATTTGCTCAAGATAGCAATACTGTTGATGATCTTCTCAATGCAATGCGTGACTTTGGTTTGCGTGTTGATTTTTTAAAAGAAGGTTCACTACAAAGAGTGGGTGTTAATGCTGTTGGTGGCCAAAGACCTGATAAGTCAGGCGAGACTAGCGGATGGTATATTTATCATCAGATCAATGCAGACTATGCTTGTTGTGTCTATGGTAATTGGCGAACAGGTGAAGAAAAGAAATTCTTCACAGGCTCAACAACAAGTCTATCTAAACAAGAACAAAAACAACTATACGTTAAACTAGAAGAAGTTAAGGCAAAAGCTGCCGAAGATAAAGCAAGAAAGCAAGAAGAAACTGCTGAATACGTTAAAGATAAGTTTAATAAAGCAATTAAAGCAACAGCACACCCATATCTGGAAGCAAAACAAATAGGATCTTATGGCATCAAAGAAGTTAATGGTAATTTATTAATACCAATGTATCGGCTACACCCTCAAACAAAAGAGTTAGATTTACGCTCATTACAATACATAATGCCTGATGGTCAAAAAAGATTTGCGAGTGCAGGAGAAACTAAAGGTAGTTTCTTTTTGATCGGCACAGACCTTGATTCAGTTAGCCAGGTAGAAAAAATAGCAGTTTGCGAGGGCTATGCTACTGCGGTAAGTATTTATGAAAGTTGCAACATTCCAGTCTTGGTTGTGTTCTCAGCAAATTTTTGTTTGGAGGCTCTGACAAGATTTAGAAAAATTTATAATGGTCAATTTATTTTGGCACTTGATAATGACGATTCAGGTGTTGGTCAAGACCGAGCCAAGGAGGTTCAGTCCGCAATCTTTAACTGTGTTACCCGAATACCCTCTGTAAAAGGTGATTATAATGACTTATTTTTAAACTTTGGGTCTGAGAGGGTCAGAAATGAGTTGTATCAAACGGGATTCCAAATCCGAGGGTTTAGTATTCGTAACTTACAGGGAAAGCCCTTAGAGCGTGAATATGTAGTCAATGATTTGATCCCAAAAGAAGTCGCAGGAGTTTTTGCTGGTTTAGGTGGCATAGGCAAATCTGGATTGCTGTTGGACTTGGCCCTGAAGGTAGCAAGTGGCAAAGGTAGGTGGTTGAATCAACCAATTATGTCGGGTGGTGATGTAATTTTTTTGACAGGGGAGGATTCACAAGACGAAATTCATCATAGGTTACATTCATTAGACCCAAATGAAAAAAGGTTTGGCTATCCGAATAATGTTTATGTGTATTGTGTGCCAGATAATCAACCCATAAATATTATTTCGGAAGATAATCAAGGTTTAAGAATTACAGATGCAGGGTGGTCACTGCAAGAGGAGTTGATGTCATTTCATTCTCTAAGTCTCCTCATCATTGACCCTTTGAGTAGTTTCTGCTCTGCATCTGTATCTTCTTCAAACGAAGTTGGTCAGTTGTGGGGAACTTATGTTGCTGGTTTAGCCAAGAAAACAAATAGTGCGGTGATAACTTCGCATCACATGAGCAAGTCAGCTTTTAGTGCTACCGATAGTTTTGGTTTTAGAGCAAGTATTAGAGGTGCTTCAGCAATCGTTGATTCGGCAAGGTGGGCGGCAGTTTTAACACATGTTAAGGAAGAGATAGCCGAAGAAATATGTTTAGAAAATGATGTTGAGCCTGATATAAATAGGGTGGCTCAATTTGCTATGGTTAAGTCTAATAGTAAAGCAGACTTCACGCCTAAAACATTATTTAGAAAAGATGTTATCCTAGAACCTATTGAACAAAGTAAAACAAAAGACCAATGGTAAGAAAAGCTAAAATAGTTAATACTTATAGATCAGCGACACCAGGACGAGGTAAAAAAACTTCTCAGGGTAGAAATAATGTTGGACATGCAACTATGAATAAGGACATGAAAAGAAGTTGGAAGAAATATCGAGGGCAAGGTTAATTTAGAATTAGTCTAATTAAAATTATGGCAGGTAAAGGATCAGATCAAAGACCAAAACAAATCACAGACGAAGAGTTTAAAAATCGTTGGGATTCAATATTTAAATCTCCGCACAAAAAGCATTGGAAAAAAAATAAACCTACTAAAAATAAATAGGTTATTAATTTAATATTATCTCTATGTAATGTTATAACATTAGAGAGGGAGAGATGGAGGACTTATTTTATTTTAATGTATTGCAAAAACTTAATGAGAGATTAAAAAACTTTAACAAAAACAAAAAATTCAGATTTATTTTTCAAGATAAATTATCTTTTGCTGTTACCAATTTAATAGCCAAACAACAATTCAAGCATAAGCCAATATATTATGAAGAAATTTGTCGTTTAGTTCCACATTATTTTGGCTCAAGATCCACCATACAATTATTACTAAATGATGGTGTTGTTTTAGAGATTTACCACAAAACAAATCATGTCACTGATAAGCGATTACGGGTCTATAATATTCATAAAAATTTCATGCCAGAATATAAAACTTGGCTTGATTTTATTGCTTCACGAACAACAAAACATGCCCAATATTGATACAAACATGCCCAATATTGATACAAACATGCCAACACGGGTTGTCATATATCCTATTTATATCCTATCATTATAACCTAAGAGATGATGGCGAACTTTAGGTTCGCCACATCATAAGAGAGAAAATTATGTGGTGGATTCAATACGGCTTAAAGAACGACAGGAAGCAAGGCGGGTGTAGCAAGGAATTGTACTTTGAACTGACGAAGAAGAATTATAGGACAAAGTTATGGCGGTGGGGCAGGAAGCAGATCGGCAGGAAGGATTTAACTGTAAGTGAGAGGTTGGCAGCATGGTCTTTAGTTGAGAGATTCAGATTAGAAACATTTAGTAGTCATGATGCGGTGAAATATTATGCTCTTATGACGGGCATGAGCAGGAATAGTTTTAGCAAGGCCATTAATGGTTTAATTAGTAAGGGTGTAATTAAGTTGGTTAAGGAAGCGGAAGAGGGCAAGGTATTTGAGAGCCTGGAGAGGGGCGGGAGGAGACATTTTTTATTTGTTGGTTTAGCATACGAGTTCAGCAAGAGGGGCAGGGAGAGGGCAACCCCTCAAGCTCTATATTTGGGAGAGTGAGCAAGAAAGGCAGCCCAAGAGATGGGGCGGGGTTAAGTTAGCCCTAAAACCCAACACCAGAAAAGCATTAAGCAGACAAGGATTAAAAACCATATAAAGGCTTTCTCAAGATCGTATTTAGTTTTCATTATTTCACCTCTCTTACTTCATGGTTTTGCCAGTCTCCTTTATGGAGTAGTTTAAACTTAGATCCACCCGTTGCTTCTGCTTTCTGCATGACTTCAATTTTATCTTTAGCCATTACATCCAGGTAATAATAAACAGGCTGCATAACTGTAACTCTATATTTTTTTGGTTTAGTCATAATTTTTCTCCTGTAATATTTTCATCTTCGTTCCATATATCCACTATATTCCCATCAACCTCATAAACATATTCTCTACAAGTTAAGTCTGAATCATTCGATAGAGTATAAGAACAATGGTCATCAATAGTACCATCCGTATATAAAGCTCTCATTTCTGCATTATCTTTTGCATCAACTTCAATACAAATAGTTTCGATTCTTGTAATTTTATAAGTTTTCATTACTCTCCTCAAAATCGGGATTTTTTATATCTACCCAGTCACCAGCTTGTGCAGTATCAAAAGAATCAACCTGTTCAGTTTCACCACCATTGGTTGTAAATAATTCGACTGCTTCTTCATAAGAATTAGCCATAACAGAAGTTTCTTGTGCAATATTTAGAGTATGCCCAAATATATATTGTTTCTTAATAGACATTCTTCACCTCTACTAAATCTTGCATAGTCATATCTTCACAAAGATATTCAAGCGGTTTTAATCTACCTTTGCAGTAAAATTCTTTGATGCTGCCATCTTCATTTGTCAGTTCATTACCATCTTCGTCACAAACATAAAACTTTATATCTAAAACATTTACATTAAGTTCCCCGTACATGTTTTTCATAAACTCTCCTCATATTCTTTATTGGTTCTTTCGTCCGCCCATAAGCCGTCAGTAGAGCCACAAGACAGACAAGTATCAGTAGTAGTATCTACATCCCTACTACCACAACATATACAACATAACGGCATTTCTGCTATCTCTTGCCAACTATATGATTTTTTCATCTTCACTTTCCTCCTCAATTTCATTTACAACCTTTTCACAACAAGACATACAAAACCAATCACATAAATCTATATTTGTGTTATTGGCTTCCCATTGTTCAATTGTTTCTTCTGAACATTCTAATATTTCAACAATATTCATAATCATATTTTCATACTTATTTTTCGTATTACATACATTACAAATTCTTATATCGCTCATCTCTTCACCCTCACAAAGTCTATAAAGTCTGACTGTTCCCGTTTGGTCATTTCAACCCATTTAATTTGGTTAAATGGTTTATCGTACTTCCTAGACATTCTGCGAATAAATAAGTTGTGCATGAATACGTCTATATGGTTTTTAATGTGTTTCATGCGGCCTCCTCTTCAAGTTCTTCTTCTAGTTTAAGAATCATAAAAGCCATAAAGTTCCAATAATTTTCACAAATACGGTCCTCTTGTGTGTTTGTTAAATCGTTATTGACTGAACCCATATTTTTAGCTAACTGAATAATATCGTAATTACAGTATGGGATATTAATAGCAAGACCGCTTAACCATTCAGCAATTACTGACTGTTTAGTGTCTTGTTTAGTTCTTCCAATCTTCCAACCATATTCAGAATTAAATCTATTAAATAGATATTTAATTTTTTCTTCTCTTGATAAGTTTTTACCAATCAATGCATCTTCATTATCTAAACAGGCAAGAATATAATTTTTATAGTTTTCTTGGTATTTTGTGTAGTGTAATTTCATCTTAACTCCTTAGAACTAATAAAGTCAGTCATAGTATTTCCAACATATTTAAAAGTAATTCTAGTATTTTCATAACTAGAACATGGCATTAAACCATAAACCCAACCTGCGTTAGCTTCTGTTTTGAATACTGTACCATCATCAAATTTGAAGATGTATCTAGGGTTTCCACATAATGAGTTTTTACCTCTAAAACACTTTATGCAGTCTCGAATTGATATATATTTATTCATTCTCTCTTTCTCCTCCTACTTAATTGTAGGTATGAAGTAATTATAAGTGCAAAAGTAAAGAAATTACAAGAGATGGGGAGAAATAATTTTATCAAATAGTTATTAAATCTCTGTAAAGTGTTATTATTAAAGGCATCAAAAGCATGAAAAAAAGTTAAAAAAAATATGCAAATGACGGAAAAAAAGAGAAAAAAACCAGGAAGAAAGCTCATAAATATAGATTTAGAACAGGTTGAGCGTTTGGCATCTCAAGGACTAGGAACAACACAAATTGCACGAGCATTAGGCGTTTCATGGAATACTATTGATAGAAATAGAAAGCGTTCTGGTGATTTTGAAGATGCTATAAAAAGAGGAACAGCAAGAGGACTGGCCACGGTTACAAACTCGTTATATCAATCTGCCAATGATGGCAATGTTACCGCCCAGATATTCTATTTAAAGAATAGAGACAGCAACGCTTGGGCGGATAAAGTAGAGACAACCTTTAATGTTGATCTAAAAAACGTCATAGATAACGCTAGAGAACGACTAGAAAACAACCAAAATATAATAGAGGGTCAAACAGTAGATATAAAAAGCGTTAAAGCAACAGGGTCAATTCCTAATAAAGGAGTAAGCCATAAGAACCAGGAGGACAAAGACAAGAAATAAATAGGGCGGGGTCATTTATTCTCTCTCTCTTTTCAATTTTTACCCGTTGAAAATCACCGAATGACCCCCCCCTTTAGTTTGTCGGCAGTAGTATCGTATATGTAAGTGTTGCGATAATTTTTTTTTAGTTATGAAAATAGATCAAAAAGCCATGCAAGAATCAGTCACCGACACAATACTAGGTGCAGCCTTTAACTTCCCAATCTCTTGGGCCACACTCGCTGCTTGTTTGGCATTTACAACAGATCCATTGAAGATTGCAGTTATACAACTTATGGTTCTAACATTAGCAGCAATTATAAGACGTTATTACACTCGTTTATATTTCAAAAATAAGGAATGAAATACTCAGCCAAACAAGAACAAGAACTAATGACCGACATCTGGTCGCCTGCCGTCAAAGATAGTCCACTAAACTTCGTTAAGTTCATCTTCCCCTGGGGTCAGAAAGACACCCCCCTCGAAGATTTCACTGGCCCTAGAGCATGGCAAGAAAAAATTTTATTAGAAATTTCCAGACATATACAACGCAACCATGGCAAAGTTACCCCAGAAATGTTCCGCCTAGCCGTAGCCTCTGGACGGGGCATAGGAAAATCAGCCTTAGTCGCTTGGCTCATACTTTGGATGCTCTCTACCCGCATGGGGTCAACCATCATTGTTACCGCCAACACCGAACAACAGCTTCGCTCAAGAACCTGGGCGGAACTAGGTAAGTGGCTCACCCTCGCTATCAACTCGCACTGGTTTCAAAAAACAGCCACCACCATCAAACCCGCAGCTTGGTATGAAGAGGCCCTGATCCGAGACTTACAAATCGACACTGGTTACTACTACGCTCAAGCCCAACTCTGGAGTGAAGAAAACCCCGATGCTTTTGCTGGTGTCCACTCCAACTACGGTGTCTTATTAATCATGGACGAAGCATCAGGTATTCCATCACCCATCTACTCAGTCTCGGAAGGTTTCTTCTCCGAACCAACCCAAAACAGATTTTGGTGTGCTTTCTCCAACCCCAGAAGAAACACTGGCCCGTTCTACGACAGCTTCCACTCTAACAAGAAATACTGGCACACCGAACAAATTGATTCCCGCTCAGTAGAAAACACTGACACCGAACTATTCAATCGTATGCTGGAACAATACGGAGAAGATTCAACCGTTGCCCGTGTTGAAGTCCTCGGTGAATTTCCAAGAGCCGATGACGATGCAGTAATCCCCATAGAATTAGCACGGGCAGCCGTTGATCGTGATGTCAATATTACCGCTACCGATCCAATCGTCTGGGGGTTAGACGTAGCCAGGTTCGGTGGTGACAATACTGCCCTCTGCAAACGCCAAGGTAATACTGTTACTGAAATTAAAACTTTTAAATCTATGGATTTAATGCAACTATGTGGAGCGATTCATAATGAGTATGAAGAGTGTACGGCCTTAGAACAGCCACAAGAAATCCTAGTTGACTCAATCGGTTTAGGATCTGGGGTGGTCGATAGACTAACTGAACTGAATTTACCCGCCAGAGGAGTAAATGTGTCAGAGTCTCCTGCTAGTAAAAAGAAATTTATTAATTTGCGAGCCGAACTTTGGTTTCAAATTAAAGAGTGGTTGGCTCAAAGAAATTGCCGACTGCCAAGCGATGATGAGTTGATAGCTGAATTGGTTGCACCTAGCTATTCATATAATTCATCAGGTAAGATAAAAATAGAAAGTAAAGAACAAATGAAGAAACGTGGATTGAAGTCACCAGATAAAGCTGATGCTCTAGCGTTGACCATGGCAAGTTCTGCCGTAACTTTTTCGGGAAATTCGTCATTTATGGGGTATAATTTCAAAAGACCACTCAAATCAAAAATTTTTCGAGTAGGATAATTTTATGAAAGAATACAAAGATCAATTTGAAAACGCAAGTTTTGAAGAATTAGAAAGCGTTTTAAAATCCGAATACGATGATGCCAAAGATTATATCGACCAAGTAGGCGAAGATAGAGCCGAAGCAACTGAATATTATCTTGGTCAAGAGCCTGAAGGTTCAAGCAATATGCAATCTGAATTTGTCTCAACTGACGTTAGAGACACTGTGCTTTTTATGTTGCCATCAATTATGAGAACTTTTTTTGGTACTAAAAAATCTGTTGAATTTGTGCCAACAAACCCAGAAGATATACCAGTAGCAGAACAACAAACAAACTTTATTAACTACATCATTCAGCAAAAAAATAATGGTTTCAAAGTTTTTTATGATGCTTTTAAAGATGCTTTAATAAGAAAGACTGGTTACGTTAAAGCGTTTTGGGATGATAGCATGTCAGTCAGCAATCACGAATACACAGGTTTAGACAAACAATCCAGAGATGCTTTATTGCTCGATAAAGATGTTGAGATAGTTGAAGAAAAAGTTCAATCAGAAAAAATGATGGTTATGGATGAAGCAACTGGTGAACAAATAGAACAAGAGTTTCCAGTTAGTTATGATTTAAAAATTAGAAGAGTCAAAAAGAAAAACCAAGTGGTTATTGAATCAATACCACCTGAAGAAGTTTTGATAGCTAGAGATGCTAGAGACTTAGAATCTGCTAGTTATGTTGCTCACCGCATGATTAAAACTGTTGGTGAGTTGGTCGCTATGGGTTATGACCAAGAAGATGTCGAACAGTATGCAGGATCAGGTAATATGCTTGATGCTGATTCATACGATGAAGAAAGTGCTAGGAATCCATACGCTAATGATGAGTTTGATAGCCCTGACCCAAAAAATAAAAACGTATTATACGTTGAACATTATTTAAACTATGATTTAGATGGTGATGGTATAGACGAAAGAATTAGAGTTTGTACTGCTGGTAACGGTGTAAACGTCATGCACGTTTCGCCTTGGGATGATTTACCTATTGTTCTCTTTTCTCCAGATCCCGAACCTCACACTTCCATAGGTAGTTGTCCAGCAGACTATTTAATGCCAATTCAAAGAGCTAAATCTCAAATTATGAGAGATACCCTTGATAGTCTAGGCCACGCCATCTTCCCAAGAATGGGAATAGTAGAAGGACAAGTTAATGTCGATGATGTGCTTAATACTGATATTGGTCAGCCAATAAGAATGAGAGCACCAGGCATGGTTCAGCCCTTTAGTGTGCCCTTTGTCGGAAAAGAGGCCTTTCCAGTTCTGGGTTATTTAGATGAATCTAAAGAAAATAGAACTGGTGTATCAAAAGCATCTGCGGGCCTTAATGCCGATGCATTGCAATCAAGCACAAAAGCTGCGGTAGCAGCAACAATGTCAGGGGCACAGGGGCGTATTGAACTTATTTGTCGTCATTTTGCTGAAAGCGGAATGAAATCACTATTCAAATTAGTTTATCGTTTGGTAATTAAGCACCAAGAGCAACAAGAAATGGTCAGACTAAATAATGTGTTTGTACCAATAGACCCTCGTTTTTGGGATGCTGACAAAGATGTTTCTATTAATATAGCTCTTTCACCATCAAGCGATGAAGAAAAAGTACAATTCTTACTAGCCTTGTCACAAAAACAAGAACAAATCTTACAAACACTAGGGCCAAACAATCCGTTGGTATCACTACAACAATATGCCAACACTTTAGGTAAGGTAATTGAAATGTCAGGCTTCAAAGATGTTGATGCTTTTATCAATCCGCAAGTACCACCTATGCCACCACAACCTGAACAGCAAAAACCTGATCCTGCTGAACTATTAGCTCAAGCAGAAATTCAAAAAGCACAAGTTCAAGCTCAAAAGGCTATGATAGATGCTGAAACAGAGCGTATGAAAATCTTAATGGAAGATGATAGAAAACGTGATGAAGCTGAAGCAGACATTATGGTAAAGTCTGCTGAACTACAAGCCAAGTTTGGTGCACAAGTAAATCAAGCTGAAATCAAAGCATTGATGGAACGTGATAGAGAAGTAATTAGACAAGTTGCTAAAACACAAGCACAAGGATTATTTAACAATGTCGGACAACAAGGTAGCTAATAAAAGTTATTTTATCGAAATACAAGATGGCGATGAAATTTACACAGGAGAAAACATAACAGCCAGAAATAAAGAAGAGGCTGAACTAAAAGCTATGATCTTATTTGGTTTTCTACTTTCAGACAGTGCCGAGATAATTACGTTTGAGGAGAACAAAATACACTAATGGCTATTACTTACAGAGGTGAAAAATTTAGTGGTTACAACAAACCCAAAAGAACACCAGGAAAAAGCAAAAAGTTTGCTGTCTTGGCAAAAGTAAAAGACCAAATAAAATTAATTCGTTTTGGTGATCCAAATATGACTATCAAAAAAGACGAACCCAAAAGAAGAAAGTCTTTTAGAGCAAGACATAAATGCGACACCAATCCACCTAGTAAATTAACACCAAGATATTGGTCTTGTAAAAAATGGTAGGAGTATATTATGGCTAAGAGTCCAAAACCAAAAAACCCAGCTTTATACGCTAGAGTAATAGCAGCAGCAAAAAGAAAATTTAAAGTTTGGCCATCAGTTTATGCTTCTGCATGGGTTGTTCGTGAATACAAAAAGCGTGGTGGTAAATATTAATGTCTTTAAAGAAATGGTTTGCAGAAAACTGGGTTGATATTGGAGCACCAAAAAAAGGCGGTGGTTACAAAAAATGTGGCAGGTCTAAACAAAAAAAAGATGCTAAAAGAAAATACCCTAAATGTGTGCCAGCAGCAAAAGCAGCTAGAATGACAAAAGCACAAATAAAATCTGCTGTTTCAAGAAAGAGAGCAAAAAAACAAGGGGTGGGTGGTAAACCTACCAATGTTAAGACTATAATAAAGAAAAGGAGAAAGTAATGTACGGTTACAAAAAGAAAAAAAAGAAAAAGAAAGGAAAATAAAATGCCATACAGCAAATATTCACCTAAACAAAAAAAATTAGCTGCGGTAGCTAAACCTAGTAAAAAAATTACAGGTGCAGATTTTAAAAAATTAAAAAAACTAAAAAACAAGAAAAAGAAATGAAAATAAAAGCACCAAAAGGCTATCACTTTATGAAACAAGGAAAGACTATTTCCTTAATGAAACATGGTAAAAAATATGTTCCCCACAAAGGAGCAAGTTTAAGCATGGATTTTAAAGTAATTAAACAACACAAAAAATAATCCCCGATGAGTGTCATCGAAAAATTAATAGATCCTGTATCAACAATCTTGGATAAGTTTGTTGCTGATAAAGATTTAAAACAAAAACTAGAACATGAACTTAAGACAGAATTACATAGAGCTAATATGGCCCAAATTGAGCTTAATAAAGTTGAAGCTGGCCATCGTAGTATATTCGTTGCAGGGTGGCGACCTTTTCTTGGATGGTGTCTTTCGTTTGCTATGGCATACCACTTCATTTTTCAGCCGATTGCCGTTTTTGCAATATCTGTTGCAGGCTTATCATACGATTTACCAGAGTTTGATATGAACTCTTTAATGACCGTCTTGCTTGGCATGCTTGGTTTGGGAGGCATGAGAACTTATGAGAAATCTAAAGGGCTTACCAAATGAGCGAGCTAGGAAAAGTTAATGATAAATCTTCTTTAAATATATCTCTTTCTTATTTAGCTCAAATCATAGTTCTTAGCTCTGTTGTTGTTTGGGGTTACGCCAGCATTAATGAAAGAATAGATACAAACTTGCAAGAAACAAAAAAACTTAGAGGAAATCAAAATAACTACCTGTTTCCAGACATCAGAACCCTTGAACAACAAGTGATACAATTAGAAAAAGAAGTTTTAATCTTAAATACTGAAATAGAATTTTACAAAAAAGAAATGGAAAATGAGGAGTTAAATCTAAAATGTCTTGGTTAAATTTTAAAAAAGAAGAGTTTGCGTGTAAACATACAGGCGAAAATAACATTTCACATGAATTGATAGATAAGTTACAATCTTTAAGAAATAAAGTTGGATTCCCAATAATAATCAATTCTGGTTATCGTTCAAAGGAACACCCAATAGAAGCTGCCAAAGAAAAACCAGGTATTCATTCAGAAGGCCTAGCAGTAGATATTAAGGTAGGTGGAGCAGAAGCATACGAAGTGGTAGGTTATGCTCTTGAGTGTGGTTTTACTGGCATAGGCGTTAGCCAAAAAGGAGGTTATGCTACACGCTTTATACATTTAGACATAGCAAAAAACAGCTATGATAGACCAAGACCTCATATTTGGAGTTATTGATGGATGATTTAAGCCCTGTTATTTTTTGGAACATTATTTTAACCTTGGTGTATGCACCATTGATTTATGGCATTAGACAAAACGCTAGTGAATTAAAAAGAATTGATATTTTGGTAAACAAAACTAGAGAAGAAATGGCTAAACATTATGTAACCAAAGATGATCTTGAAGAAGATTTAAAAAGAATATTTGACTATCTGGATAAATTAGATGGTAAAATAGATAAACTGATACAAAATTAATATGAATAGTTTTTTAAACCCTTTTATTTACAACCCACTAATTAATTCAATGAATGACTTGGGCCAAATGAATGGTCTTTTTAATCAACCACAAAGTTATGTTATGCCAAGCTCAGATCCTAACTATACGTCAGGAATTGATTTTGCAAAATCTATAGCTGGTGGACAAAACATTGCCAACATGATTGCACCTGGTATCAGTTATTCGCAAGCACAACCAATGGGCTTTTCAATGTTTGGCCCTGTGACACCACCAGTAGCACCTGTTGAACCACCAATGCCAATGCCAATGCCACCAATACCACCAGTTGACAATCCTATTATGCCTCCTGGAAGTGTGGGCGGTGGAGGAATGATTGATTTCGATTATGAAAGATTCACTCAACCCTTTTAATGTCAGATAAACAAAAACAATTACAACAAGGTCACGAAGCAGAAACTATTTTAAATAGCGATGTATTCAAGTTGGCTTTTGCAAATCTTAAAAATGAATATTTAAAAATGTGGGAAGATTCAAAAGAGTTAGATTCAGCTTTAAGAGAAAAATTATATTTAGCCATTAAAAATTTAACTACTGTAGAGAAACATTTACGCATATTGGTAGAAAAGGGTAAAATTACAAAAAGTCAGTTAGAAAAAATAAAGTAATTTTATTTTTATTTCATCTTAAATTCTTTAAAATACATATAACAATTAACTTTATAGGATTAAAGTATGAGTGAACCCAGCAACGTAGAATCGACTGGATTTAAAACCGAATTACAAAAAACGGCTGCTCAATTTGAGAATCTTATGACTCCTGCTGAAGAAGTAGATGAGCAACAAGTAGAGCAAGTTGAAGAAGCTGAAGAAGAAGCTGTAGAAGATGTTGTCGAAGATGATTATGACATTGACGAGGATATTGAAGAAACAGAAGAAGAAGTAGAATTAGACGAACAAGAATCGTTTGAGGAAGAAGAACAACCAAATGTTTATACCGTTAAAATAGACGGACAAGAACAAGAGGTCACGTTAGAAGAACTCCAACAAGGTTATTCACGTCAACAAGACTACACTCGTAAAACTCAGGAATTGTCGCAACAAAGAAAAGACTTTGAAACACAACAAGCAGAGTTAACGAAAAAGGATGCGATTTACAAAGAATTGCTACCTAGGATGGAAAAGTCACTAGAAGGTGAACTCGCTAATGAACCAGACTGGAAAGCTCTCTATGAATCTGATCCCATTGCTTATGTAAGGGAAAAAGATGTATGGAATGAGAAGAAAGAAAAGTTTAAAGCTGTTCAGGCTGAACAACAAAGACTTAAACAAGAAGAGATGACCAAACAACAGGCTCAAATTAAAGAAGCTATAGAACTTGGTAATCAGAAACTTCTTGAAGCTGTTCCTGAATGGAAAGATGCTAATGTTGCTCTTAAAGAGAAACAAAGTATTGCAAAGTACGCTATGGATGTGCTTGGTTATTCGCAAGATGAAATCAATCAGGTCTATGATTACAGAGCATTACTTGGTTTAAGAGATGGCTGGTTACATCACCAAACAAGAAAAGCTATTAAAAAGAAGCCAGTTGAAAAAGCCCCAGCAAGAAGTGGTAAGCCTGGCAGTGCTAACAAACCTAGATCAGCAACTCCTTTGAAAAAAGCAAAACAAAGATTGGCTAAAACAGGCAAATTGCGTGATGCAGCTAAAGTCTTTGAAAATTTATTAGATTAACTTTTTTAACTTTTAGGAGTACATAAAATGGCAAAAGTAACAAATGCTTTTGATACATATTCAGCAACGGCTGACAGAGAAGCATTATCCAATGTGATATATAACATCTCTCCATCAGCTACACCGTTTATGTCATCAATCGGCAAAAATAACGTAAAAAATGTAGTATTCGATTGGCAAACTGAATCACTTCCAACAGCAAGTGGAGCAGGTCAACTCGAAGGTTTTGAACTTTCAAGAAGTGCCTCAACAGCAACAACAAGAGTTTCAAACGTATGTCAAATCTCATCAAGAGATGCAACAGTAACAGGTTCACAAGAATCTTCAGATCCAGCAGGAAAAAATTCTGAAATGGCTCACCAGCTTTCTATTATGAGTAAAGCTCTAAAGAGAGACATGGAAGTAGCTCTTTGTCAGAAAGGTGCAAAAACAACTGGTAATGCTTCAACAGCAAGAGTAACAGGTGGTTTTGAATCATGGATGACATCTAATGTATCAAGAGGTACAGGCGGATCTGGTTCAGGGGGCGGTGCTGCTCCTACTGATGCTTCTAATGCTAATAAGAGAGACTTAACAGAAGCACTATTAAAAGGTGTTCTTCAGTCTTGTTTCTCAAACGGTGGTGAACCATCAATAGCAATCTGTGGCCCAGTTAACAAACAAGTTATTTCTGGTTTTACAGGTAGATCACAAGCAAGACAGTTTGTTGATGTCAACACTGTAGAAGCATCTGTTTCAATCTACTCATCTGATTTTGGTGAACTAAAAATTGTTCCATCAAACCTAAGTAGAGAAAGATCATTATTATTAGTAGATCCTGAATACGCAAAAGTTTCTTTCCTAAGAGACTTCCAAGTTCAAGATATTGCTAAAATTGGTGATGCTGAAACTAAAATGGTTCTGGCTGAGTACGGATTAGAAATGAGCAACGAAGCTGCTCACGGTATAGTCGCTGACTTAAACGGATAGTTTTGATTAGGGAGGCCTCGGCCTCCCACTTTTTTTATGCCAAAGAAAACAACCGTAACGGACAATAAAAAAGATTTTAAATCTGCTCTTGTTACACAAGATTTAGACAGAAACACCAATACTGCTTATCACGTTCACACTGTTCAAAATATTGAACCAGTTCTAAAGCACGTTAAAATGCTTGAAGAGAATAAACCTGGTAAAGATTTTCGTCATGTCGCAGAAGTGCCAATAATAATTTATAATAAAGCTGTGCGAGAGGGTTGGGTTAACGATCCTAAAGCATGGAAAAAATGGTTAAACAATCCAGACAACAAACCCTTTAGGACATGGAAAGGTAAAGTATGAACTACTCAGAACTCAAAACTAACATTGCAAACTACTTAAATAGATCAGACCTAACAGGTCAAATGGATATGTTTATTGACAATGTTGAAGGAGAGTTGAACAGAAGGGTTAGAACAAAAGAAATGATTAAAAGAGCTACTGCCACAGCAGATGCTCAATACTTATCATTACCAACTGATTGGTTAGAAGGCATTAATGTTGAAATAGCATCAAATAACTTTAGTCCTTTGTTTCAACAATCAGTTGAAAGTTTAGATGTTTATAGAAAATCAATAAACAACTCTACAGGGCAACCAGTGTATTATGCGTTTGTCGATTCAACAATCGAACTTGCCCCTACACCTGACAGCAGTTATACGTTACAATTAACCTACTACGCAAAAGTTGATGCTTTAAGCGATAGCAATACAAGCAACTTTGTTTTAGCTAATCATCCAGACGTTTATCTGTATGGTGCACTAAAGCACGCATCTATCTATTTAATGGAAGATGACAGAGTAGCAATGTTTTCTGCTCTATTTGAAAAGGCCCTTGAGGAAATCAAAATGGAACAAGAGAAAGCTGAGTTTGGTAAAGGCTCTTTGATGCAAAGAAGAAGAACCTACGGCAAATCAAAAAGAAACATACATCACATGAAGTAAGGAATAAATTATGGCAGGATTTTCAGATTATTTAGAGGACAAAGTTTTAAAACACGTTTTTGGTGGCAGTGCTTATACTGCACCGTCAACATTATATGTAGCACTTTATACAGTTGCTCCTACCGATACAGGTGGTGGTACTGAAGTATCAGGTGGTGGTTACACCAGACAAACTGCTGCTTTTACTGTGTCAGGTACAAACCCAACACAAGCAAGCAATACGGCAGCAATAGAATATCCAACTGCAACAGCCAACTATGGCACAGTTGTAGCTGTTGGTGTTTTTGATGCTTCTTCCAGTGGCAACTTAATGGCTTATGCAAATTTAACTTCATCTAAAGTTGTTAGCACAGGAGATGTTTTCAGATTCAATGCTGGTGATTTAGATATTACCTTGGCATAACACATGGCCAGCATAGGCTACAGTAGAGGCTTTTACGGCAGGTCTAAATGGAACAACCTGTCTATTCAGGCAACCTCAACTATTGCAGCCACAACTTCTGGTGCTGGCACACTCACACAAGTTCACGTTGAAACAGCAGTCATAGCTGCTACTTCTGGTTTTAGTGCAGAAGGCACACAGATTGATAAAGCGACAGCAACCATACAAGCTGTTTCAGGTTTTAATGCTCAAGGCACACAAATAGATCGTGCTCAAGCAACCATAGCCGCAAACTCAAACTTTATTGGTGTTGGCTTTATCACAGCCAAAGGCGAAGCGGTTGTTGCACAAAACTCAGGCTTTATTGCAAGTGGTGGTATAATATTTTCAGCAGCTTCAACCATTGCTGAAACAAGTTCACTTATAGCAATAGGTGGGCTAAAATGGGAAGATATTGTAGTTCCATCGGATACTTGGACAAACCAAACAGTTGCTACAGCAACATGGACTAATCAAACAAATCCATCAACTACTTGGACAGAATTAGATAAACAAAAGGCAGCATAGATGGCAGATACATTTACAACAAACTTAAACCTAACTAAACCCGAACCAGGAGCATCCGAAGATACCTGGGGTGATAAACTCAATACCAACTTAGATACCATTGATGCCATTTTTGGTAATGGTGGTACATCTGTTTCACTTGGTAATGTTTCTGTCGATCAGTTGGATCTAGGCGACAACGAAAAGATTAGACTAGGTACAGGTAATGATTTACAAATTTCACATGATGGTACTGATAGTCAAATTATAAATTTCGGTGGTGACTTAATATTAAGAAATGGTGCTACTGATAAAGACATTATTTTTCAATCAGATGATGGTAGTGGTAGCGAGACAACATATTTCTTATTAGATGGTAGTCAAGCTCAAACTAGATTTGAAAAAAATGCCCAGTTTGGTGACAGCGTAAGAGCTAAATTCGGTAGTGCTGGAGATTTAGCAATCTACCATGATGGTTCTAATAGCTACATTTGGGAGAATGGCACAGGTAACTTAATACTTCGTGCTACTGATTTTAGATTACAAGACAGTTCTGGTAATTCAATGGCAGTTGCAAATTCTGGGGGTGGTGTAGGTCTTTATCATAACGCATCTATAAAACTAGATACCACTTCTACAGGTGTACAAATAACAGGCACACTTGATGTAGATGTTATTAGTAATGCTTCAGGTGTAGTACATCTTAACGATACTCTTTTTTTCCAAGACAATAGCAAAACAGTCTTTGGTGATTCCTCAGATTTACAAATCTTTCACGATGGTTCAAATTCAATTATAGATAATAATACAGGCGATTTAGTTATTAAGTGTGATAGTGACGATATAAAAATCTTATCAGAAGATGATGTTGTTATAGGTGATAATGATGATTCAACAAGATTTGCAACATTTATTAATCAAGGCCCAGTTTACCTTTTTCATAATGGCAATCAAAAGTTTCAAACAACCAACACAGGTGTAGATGTTACTGGTGGAATTGATACTAGTGGCGACATTACAATAAACACACCTACTTTTAGTTCTAAAAATATTATTTTTAATGAAAATGGTTCTGATGTTATAGGTTTTAAATATAATGGTGATGTATCTGGAAATCCTTTAGATATCTATAATTTTTCAGGAGTAGGTACAACATTAGTCCGTGTTACAGAATCAGGCAATGTCGGTATCGGAACTACTTCGCCAAGTGAGAAGTTACACGTCAACTCAGGCACAACAGATAAAGTAGCCATTTTTGAGAGTAGTGACACTACAGCCACTATAGAGCTTAAAGACCCAACAGCTAGTTCACAAATACTCAACTCAGTTGGTATGTTGATACTAAAAGCTGACCCTAGTAATGCTTCAAGTAGCACTAGAATTGGTTTTGAAGTTGATGGTGCTGAAAAAGCTAGAGTAAGTTCAAACAGTTTATTAGTTGGTAAAACTTCTGGTGACTTTGGTGCAACAGCTGGTGCTGAATTTAGAACTAGTGGCAACTCTTATATTACTGCTTCTGATAATCAAGCTCTTAGATTAAGTAGATTAAGCACAGACGGTAATATTATTGTATTTAAAAAGGATAGTTCAGATGTAGGTAGTATTGGTAATCTTGGTACTAGACCTTACTTTGCTTCTACGGATTGTGGTATTCGTTTAGGTGCTGCTGATTTATTACCTGCAACAAGTACAGGTAGTGTTAGTGATAATGTTGTTAGTTTAGGCTCATCATCAGGTAGATTTAAAGACCTTTACCTCGGTGGTAACATTGAACTTTATGATGGCTCTAATAATTATGGTCGTATTTTTGCTAATTCAGAAGGTTTAAATTTAGATACTGTTGCCAATAGGCACATGAGATTTTTTAAATCTGGTACTGAAGTCATGCGTATAAGTACTTCAGGCAATGTCGGTATCGGAACTACTTCGCCAAGTTCTAAACTTCATGTAAGTGGCTCTAGCAATGTAGAAGCCAAGGTTGAATCAACTAACGATAATGCTATTTTAAGAATATCAGCAGATTCAGGTGGTACAGGTACAGGTGCTAATCAAGACCCATTTTTAATATTCCAAAGTGGTGGTACTGATGTAGCAAGAATTTACCACGATAATTCAGTAAACGCTTTAATATTTGATAATAATGATACTACTGAACGCATGCGTATAGACGCTTTAGGCAACCTTGGTATAGGAACGAGTTCGCCTAGTTCTAAGTTGCATGTTGTAGGCACAGCTAACATATCAGGCATAACAAGGATAGGTGATACAGCAACAGGTTTAAAGTTTGCTATTGATTCAACTGATATTTTTAAAATTGATGGTGTTGATACTGGCGAAAATGGTTTTAATTCTATTCATCTAAGAGCTGATGGTACTGATGGTTTATTTATAGAAAAAGATACAAACAACGTAGGTATCGGAACTACTTCGCCTTCTTCTTATTGGTCACAAGCAGATGACCTTGTAATAGCTGGTAGTAGTAACAGGGGTTTAACTATCCAAGCAGGAGCAAGTGGGAATAGCAGACTTGTTTTTACTGACCAAACAAGCAGTAATCCTGGTTTTACTGATGGTGGTCAAGTTCATTATGACCACACTAATGATGCGATGAATTTAAGAACAGCAGGTACAGATGCTATTACTATTAATTCATCACAAAATGTTGGTATAGGAACTACTTCGCCAAGTT